AGGTAATCAGAATCTGAGTTTACATCTTCGGTCAATGTGACTTGAGATGCACTAAAGATTTTTAGCATTTTTGCCTCAATCTCTCTGGTTGTTCTGCATGAATGTAACTTAAAATACGTATCAGAAATCATTCCTACGCCAAACGTTTGAAGAATCGAGATGACTTCGTCTTGATATATTTCAGACGGTATGTCGATTTCCAGTGATCTTTTCAATAAGTTTAGACCACTATTGGAGTAAATCAAACAAAGTATATAAAGAGTCCGGACCACATTGGTTCGGTGCTCCCCTTTTATTTTTAGGGCAGTAAAAAGTTCATTGATAGGGATAATGCATTCATAACCCCTTTCACTTAAGTGAGATGCAAGTTGTGGTAATTCTAATATATTTTTACCAACACTTCGACAGATGTTAGATGATATTCTACTAACATCATAACCGTTATTAAGAGAGCGTGAAACGAATTCACCGACCAAATTTTCATCAGTCGCTGATTTAGTTTTGCTCATGTTAATATCCATACCACATAACTTCGTATAGGTATTTAAAACATGTTTATCAGGATCGTAACACCATAAGTCGTCGCCAACTTTATTAAATAAGTCGACGGAGATATCCATACTATATTCTTCCTTATAGATCATTTCCAAAAGAAAGAGGTCTGTAATTGTAGCAATATCGAATGACCCATTGGTGCCCATTCCTTGCCCCCTTTCGTATTTTACGGGGGTAGTGCTTCCTTTAACATCCCACACACATGACACGACTAAGTTTTGCCAAGCAATCGCAATGGCCAAACCAAACCGTTGTTTCATGAAGATAAACTGTAATGAATTTGGGAAAGCGTCAGTCCATGATGTGACGTCATAACTTTCCACGCCGGGTCTAATATATTTTTTCAAATTATTAAATCCTTCTGCGTGATCATTACTATAGCTTACCTCTTTAAAACGTTGTTTAGTGTATTCCTGAATATTAAACATAATAGGTTCCAGTAATACTTGTGTCCAGTAGTCAGAAATTGCTACTAAACGACACTTATTACCTTTGTCGCGAATAGTTGTAATATACCTCAACCGTTTACGAGTAACCCTGCTTTGTTTAAGTGCAATTGATTCCATACAAGTGTACAAATCAACATTACCTGTGGCGTAGCAAAGGTCTTTGAATGGTATATTAAGTTTAGAATTAAGAAGTGCGTATGCTTCTACATCCGCCGTCATCCATTTAGGTTTCCCATTAGGACCGTTGGATAGCACACGCATAGAGGGTTTAGTAATAAGCTCATCAGTATTAAGATCTACATTAGATTTAACGTAGTTCTCATATCTGTTCTTAAATTCCATAGACACGTCAAAGGTTTTCGTGATCTGAGTAAAATCAGGATTACCATTACCTGCACACAAACGATTTAAATACAAGATCGATCGGATAACCCTATCCGACCTTTTACAATTTCCGTTCCTTACTCGATAGAATAAGGGACGTAATAAATTAAAGGCGGACGGCCACCGGTCTTTCTTTCCGACGGCAACGCGAGAGGGGGAATCAGGAGAACCCCCTTCCAGTAATTTAATGGCATAACCACGTATGCTGTTATATCTTGCTGTGCCTTCGATACAACTGTGGTTTCTAATACAGGAATCATGGAATGTAATAATTTGTGTTATCGCTGGACCAACGTCAAATCCAAACTTTTTAACAAGTTGGTTCAGTACGATAACGTGTGC